ATTACAATAACATCAGGTTATCGTTCTCCAGAATTATCAGAAGCAATAGGTTCAAAAAGCACTTCACAACATTGTAAAGGAGAGGCGGCAGATTTTGAAATAGCTGGAATATCTAATTTACAAGTAGCTTTATGGATACAAAATAATTGCAACTTTGATCAGTTGATACTTGAATTTTGGAAAGAGGGAGAACCTAATAGTGGGTGGATACATTGTTCTTATAAAGAAGGTTCAAATAGAAAACAAGTTTTGACTTTTGATGGATCGACTTATAAAAATGGTTTACCAGATGCTAAATGGTCTGGTGGTAAATTAATCAACTAAAGGAGAAAACTATGCCTAGACACTATGGTAAAATGAAACCTAAAATGAAAAAGAAAAAAGCTAAAAAGAAAAAGAAATAATGAATGGTTTTACAACAACTGCTACTTTATCAGAAATGATAAATAAATTTAGATATAAGAAGAAAAGGAGAAAAAGTGGCAAAAAAAAGAAAAAGAAGAAAAATACCTAAAGGCTATCACGTTATGCCTGATGGACGTTTAATGAAAGATTCAGCACATGGCAAAAAGAAGAAAAGTACCAAAAGATAAAAAGACAGACTTACCTAAAAAATATCTATCAGGATTAAAAGGCAAGAAACGTGGTTCAAGAGCAAAACTTTTAAAAAATATGTCAGGTCTATATAAGTCTGGTGCTACAATTCCATCTTATATGTTTAAAGCGAGAGTAAAATAATGGCAGTAAGAAGAAAACCATTATCTGCAAGAGTTATCTCTGTATTAAGAGCAAAAGCTAAAAACAGAAAAAACATCACACTAGGACAATTAAAGAAAGTATATCGTAGAGGTCAAGGTGCTTGGTTATCATCAGGTTCAAGACCAAAAATATCAATGGCTGGTTGGTCAATGGCTAGAGTTAATTCGTTCTTGAGAGGAAGCAGAAAACATGATACAGACTTACGAAGAAAGAAGAAAAAATGATTAGTAATGTTTTTAATATACCATTTGGAGTTTCAATACAAAGAGGAGATGTTAATAATTTTTCTGGTATACAAAAGTTTGGTTATAACTCTAGTGTAGGTACATCATTTGAAACAATTTGGGACGCTGGGGGAGATTATACTTTTCTTACATCTGCTGGAACTGCTACTGCAACTTCATCAAATACAGGCGCAGATGATAATGGAACAGTTAGAATTTATGGATTAGATTCAAATTATGATTTAGCAGAAGAAACTATTACGATTGGTGGAAGTGCTGGTTCAACATCTTTTATAAGAGTATTTAGGGCATTAATGCTTACTGCTACTACAGGAAATGCAAATGTTGGAACAATTACAATAACAGTTTCTTCAACAACTGTGGCACAAATACAACCTACTTATGGTCAAACTTTGATGGCACTTTATACAGTTCCAAGAAAGTATCAGGCTTATTTAGTTCAATTAGATGTAGGAAGTTCAAAAGATTTAGAAAATGAAATTAAGTTTAGAATTAAAAATATTGATAATGGTAATGTATGGAACACAAGATCATTTATAACAACAAGAGGTGGATTTACTGAAAAAAATTATCATGTACCAGAAATTATAATTGCTAAAACAGATATAGAAATGAGAGCCAAATCTTCTGCAACAAGTTCAATAAGTGGTGGATTTGAATTAATCCTTGAGAAAATAGATCAAAGCTAATGGCAAAAAATCCTAAAACCACAGGAGAACATATTGTAGCTTTATATGGCCATATTACAGGATTAAAAAAAGACATAGCAAATTTAAAATCAAATCACATAAAACATTTACATGAAGATGTAGAAAAAATAGATTCTAAAATTGATAAAGTCACTAGTTGGATTATTTATGGACTTGGTACATTTGCAGTAGTCTTATTAGGTCAATTACTTTACATTTTCTCTAATTAGTTGTACAAGCATTTCATATGCCTAATAAAAGAATTTTGGTTATATCCGATATGCATGTGCCATATCATCATAAAGATAGCATTACTTTTTTAAAAGAAATTAAAAAAGAATTTAAACCAGATCGTATCATTAATATAGGAGACTTACTTGATTTTCATGCAATCAATATGCATACACACGATCCAGATTTATATTCACCAGGGCATGAACTTAAACAAGCAAAAATTTACATAAAAGAATTAGAGTCTATTTTTCCAGAAATGGTAGAAGTAGATAGTAACCACTCTAGTTTGGTTTATAGAAGAGCATTAAAATATGGAATGAGTAGAGAATTTTTAAAAGATTATGGAGATTTTTTAGGTACAAAAAAATGGAAGTGGGTAGATGATTTAACACTTACAATGTCTAATGGTCAAAGATGTTTTTTTACACACGGAAGAAGTGCAGATATTTTAAAGGTATCACAAACAATGGGGCTTTCTGCAGTGCAAGGGCATTACCATACGAAATTTTTAATAAGTTGGTGGGCAAACCCAGATAATCTATTTTTTGGCATGAATGTTGGGTGTCTTATAGATCAAAAAAGCATGGCATTTAATTACGCAAAAAACTTTAAAACTCGATTTATTTTAGGTTGTGGAATTATCTTAAATGGTGTACCTAGATTACTCCCTATGGTACTAGATAATAAAGGAAATTGGATTAAACAGATAGTATGACCTCAAATACCCTAAAAAAGACCCTTTTAAAGAGCCATAGAGCGACGCAGAGCGATGATTCAGCATTTTCCGATCAGGTATCAGGCAATCACTATAAAAGGCTTAAAATTCAGCCTTTGGATTATTGTATGGCAAATAACTTTAATGCCTGTCAAACCCATGCCATGAAATACATAACTAGATATAATTTAAAATGGAAAGACAAGAAAGATCAAGTCAAAGATTTAGAAAAAGCAAAGCATGTTATTGATATGTTAATTGAAAAAATACAGGAGAGATAATTATGTGGTTGAATTTATTATCATTAGGTATAAAGACAGGAGCTAAACTCTATCAAAATAAACAGAGAACAAAAGAATTAATGTCAGATGCTCAAATGCGTCATGCAGAGCAAATGGCGAAAGGCGAAATTGAATATAAAGCGAAAGTTATTGAGAGCAATGATAATGGTTTCAAAGACGAATTTGTCCTTATTCTCGTATCTATTCCTATTCTTTTATTGGGTTGGTCTGTGTTTTCTGACGATCCTACGATTCGTGATAGAATAGATTTATTTTTTGAGTATTTTAAAAATCTTCCTTATTGGTATCAAGCTATTTTTATAGGTGTTGTGTCTGCAATTTATGGGCTTAAAGGTGCTGACATTATGAGAAAGAAATAGTATAATGCTCGAATGAGCAAATCAAAAATAGATGCAGTAATTACAAGTTTAGAACTTCAATTAGAAACTTCTAATAGTCCGTTTGGTAGTTTTGTTGCATTTAGATTTATAGATACATACCCAAGTTTTCCTAAAGTACAAGATATGATTAATCAAATTAGAAAACGATCAGATGTTTTATTAGTTGATTATGAATATACTTATACAGGAATTGATAAAGATACCGATATAAAATATTTAGAAGTTACACGACATTAATGTGGGGGATTTCTCCCCCAGCATTTTAATTTCTTGTTAGCTTTTCAGTAGCCAACTCATTGATTGATTGTTGCTTTAAATGATCGCAATAAGAATGTGCATTTTTAGACTCTACCTTTGAAAATAAATATATTTTCTTTTTATCTGAAAGTTCTTTTTTAACTTTCTTATATCTATCATCATTGGTAGCTTGTATCTTTGCATTTGCAACAGATAATGAACTATTGGTTATCTTTTCATTAACTACAAAATCAAAGACTTCTTGCACTTGGTCTTTAACCTCATCATAATTTATTTCAGCTTGTATTAGTCTTTTATCTAAAGCATCTAGATAAGCTAAAATTTTATGAGGATCAAATGACTTTGGTCTTACCTCGATATATTTTGCAAGATCACTCATTAACCTAGTTCTTGTTCGTATTGCTCTGGGTTAAAATCAGTAGCATCACCCTTTGACCACTCTTGTTCAGATTGAGGTAATTGATCGTCCATTACATCTTGCTGATTATATTGTGGTTTAGGTTTATTAAATGATGGATTTGTTTTTGTCTTATCGTAATAAGGAAATAACTTCCATTCATTTGTTTTGCCTTGATAATAACCTTTTAATACAAGATTTTGGTTATTAAGATTTACTACTAAAATGCAACCATCTTTTTTTGTAGTTGTTAATTTAGCAGTTCCACCATTACTACCAGATGATTTGTTCTGATAGTTATTATACTGTGCTTTTTTATACTGCATCAGTTTCTCCTTTGTTATAATTGTTTGTATTGTTCTTTTGCAATGCAAATATTTCTTGCACCAATGAACGCATCAAACATTTGTTTATTTAATGGAAGTTCTCTAATTTCAATATTTCCTGTTGTTTTAGGTAATCTTATAATTAACCCTTTGGAAATTTTATTATTAGTTTCTTCCTCATATGCTTGTCTATATGCATTTAATTGTAAAGCATAATCAAATGATA